CTGGAGAAGGAAAGTTAAACATCTTGACAAGTGTATCAAGGCGCATACCCTTTTTTACTACTTTATGATTCTCAGTGTATAATACGGCCGCTGCAGGATTCAATTCAGGATTTTCACGGTATATAGAGTTGCCACCCGGATGTTCGACATTTTCATAGAAGTCGATATCCACATTATCTTCTTTATAAAGCAGAGCACCTGAGACATAACCCATACCCGTTTCTTGATAAAGAAATTCAGTCTCATTCATAGCTTCAAATGCAAAGTATTTAGCATTTGGCCAAACATTTTTTGCCGCATTGGTCCAATGTAGAACACAAGCACCAATATCATAAATTACTTGTGGTTGTTCGGTTCGGCCACGCTTCATTGTACTCAAATAAAGCTGATGTTCCTGTGGAAGCATATCTACATTTGATAAGTTACGAAGTCGTACTTTCACCGGATCCTCTTGAACCTTAGGCAACTCTACCTCAAAGACTCTTTGCCCAATATGTTTGCAAAGAATCGAGCCATCAGTATATAGTTTAAAGCCTTTCTCTACAGCCTTTTTGCAGAAGTCAATATCTTCAGAGAATGTGTGATTGTGATTCAGAGCTTGATGGTAAACAAACCAAGGATATGGCACGGAAGTAAAGACTTCCTTTTTCACGAGAACACAACCGAAGCCACAGCCACCAATTTCTTGTAAACCACCGGTGAGTTGAGCTGCATCTAGACGAACGTGATATGCATCATAAAGTTCAAGCATTTGGATTTCGTTTCGTTGACGATACACACCTGAAACAAGAGGCTTATCGTGAGCAAGCAACTTCTTTAATGTATCCTTTTCGAAGATCATATCATGGTCAACCGCAAACAAGTAGTCATAAGCATTTACGACCCAATTTGCAATCAGATTACGAACCTGATCTACTGCATAACCATAAAAGTATTGGAAATCGGTTTCATAACCTTCTGGCACCTCAAGATCATAGATTGACTTAAATGTATCAGCTTCGATATCATTCTTACATGGAATTGCAATCAGAATTTTCTTTTTCACTTTTGGAACTTCCCTTCCTACAATACTCTTTGCAGTTTTAGTTTGTTCATCACCATTAATCTTATAATCATTATTCGGATGAGCGTCATTATATTTGTACACAATATCGGATGAGCAATAAACTCGATCTGAATCGCAATTTTCTAAAGCTTTATAGAATGTAGCGAGGTCGCCGCCGGCCTTAAACCAATTACCATTACTGTCAGTAAAGACGGAATCACTCTCATACTTAATCAACTTGGTTTTAAATGTACGAAGATGAGTATATGGTGCATACCAATTAAATAGATGGCTACGATATGACTTATTTGCCTTGACTTGTGATGGATATGGTTGAGACACAAGTGGAATATTATCCACTACACTCCAACACGAGCCATATGTAAAGTCATGGTTATCATGAATATGATTATAATATTGGAAGATATCTGGGCGATTCTCCAGCCAATCATCACCGTCAAGCAATATTACAATTGTTTCAGGATCTTGTTCACGAATCGTCTGTATATGATTATAGACAGCACCTTGATTCTTTGGATTTTTGATCAACTTAAATTTATGTCGGATACTTTCTGGAAGATCTGAAATGGTATTGAGTGCTACATTTGAATTATCAGTACTGCAATCATCAATAATGATATGTTCGTAATTATCATAAATCTGAGCCGCCACACTATGAATACAACGTTCAATAAAATCACCAGCATTATAGAATGGACTGATGACTACAATTTTCTTTTGTTTGTCGGTGAATGGTGCTACCCATTGTTCTGGAGTAGTGACTCGGCGGCCAAAGATCTTTTGCCATTGTGACTTGGTATAAAGAGCTTTCTGTGCTTCCGAGGCACTCAGGTAAAACCCAAGCTTCGAATAGATGTGTTGCTTCCATTCGAGTGCAACAGTATCCCATCCAGCAATCTCACGAATCTGCTCAAATTTAGCCTTATGAAACTTACGGTCACCTTGAACTACTCGTTCAAGCGCCAGATCGGCAAGTTTTTCAGCCTGTTCAAATCTATTGATATTACCTTTCAGCGCATTCGGTGTGCATGAATAATCAATCATTGAATCGCTCGGATAAGCCAATTCTTCCAAGGCTCCAAACTTATGCGTAATTACTTGCATATTATGATACTGAGCTTCAAGTGTACTGATTCCAAATGTTTCAGGGTGCTCAGTTGGATAAAGCAGATATGACGCCTTAGCATAGATATCATAAATTTGTTCAAGCGATAGAATACCAGTAAATGTAATTGAATCATCATTCACGGTATCACCGACCATCTTCATGAAGTCTTCATATTCATCGTCAGTTACCACAGCCTTATCAAGCTTGTAATAACCGCCGATGACAGTCAACTTAGCTCCAGGAATTCTTTTCTTTACTTGTGGCCAAACATCATGCAGGAGAGGATGCAAACCTTTGCTTCGATTTGAATTAAAGACAAAGTGATGCTGCTCTTTACTATCTAAATCTCTAGTCAGTTCAGGAAGTTTCATGCCATTACGAGTAATCCATGTATGATTACGTAATACTTCATAGTTCCTCATCTCACTATATGTACTGCCGTGAGTGTTATTTGTCAGATAGTTATAATGGAAATCGCTCAGTGTCCAAAGTTCGTTGACATGTTGTTCAGTAAGTAGACGTTCAATGATTTGATCACTTGGGCTGAATGTATCATGCATCCAAAGTACTTTTAACTTAGCACGATTTATGTTCTTAATACATTCCGTTGGAATTTTTCTTACGGTCGATTGCTCAACATTCCATTCATTAGGAACAAATGGTGTTGCAACTCGGGAAGAAATTACAACGTCGTATACTGGCATTTTATCAAGAGCACTAAGAGGTAAGTACTTTACGAAGTCATAAACACCCGGCTTACAATCACCCTCATCACACGCGTTATAGACAGTAACATCAAAGCCGACATCCGAAAGTTCACGTGCAATTTGAATTACTGCGGCTTCAGACCCACCTAAGCCCCGACGATTTAAGGTATTACCGTCATAACAAGCACCCATGATATCAATAATTGCAATGCTTGGAGTATCCTGATAGAGTTCATCTACCTGTTCAGGAGGCGAGTATGTTTGAACTTCTTCTGGGTTTGAATAACGCCGCTCAAAGACTTTATGAACTCGATAGTTAATCCAATCCACACGCTTTTGCTCTTTATCAGAGAGTTTTAGATTCAACTTGTGATAAAAATGTTGCTTCCACTGTAGTGCAATCGTATCCCAGGTTGAGATATCCTTTACATTATTACATGCATACATCTTCTGTTGATGAAGATAAGGAGTGCGAACCGCAGATACTACCATCTGTACGAACTTATCTACCTGTTCATTCAGAGGGATGCCTGGAAATAGGGAATTTGGTTCAATGGCATAATCAATATAATAGCCTGCCGCTTCAGTACCAGATTCATTCATGGCACCGAAACGAGTCCCAAGAATTGGAGTATTGTAATTCAAACTTTCAATTGTGGCAATACCAGATGTTTCTGGGTATGCACCAGGGTAAATCATGTAACTGGCGTTGGCGATAATTTCAGCAATCTTTGGCTGAGGGATAATACCAGTAAAGGTAATTGAAGGGTCGTTCTTTGCTGATTCGTAAAGATCTTTCCACTGACCTTTATAAGGTGACTTATCATTATCCTTGAAATCGTAATACCCACCAATAATCGTAAGTCGTGCTTCAGGAATTTGTTGTTTTACTTTCGGCCAAATATCTTTTACAAGAGGAATCATCCCCTTCGTAATGGATGCATTGTAGACAAAATGGTAAGGATCCTTAGCAGCAATATCTACTTCTTCAATCCAACGATTTACACCATTGCGAGTATGGAAGATCTTATTTTTCAGTACTTCAAAAATTCGTTTAGTACCGTGATTGCAATTAGTAGTATACGCAATATGCCAATCGCTGAGATTAAAAACTTCGTCAATATGTCCATTTACTACAAGTGGCTCAAGTAAGCCATCGCCCCAAATAAATGTATCCTGCATCCATAGGATCTTCAGAATATTCTTGGACTGGAATTGAACAAACCACTTCGGATCATAATCACGAGGAGCAGGTTGCTTTACAAGATTATATTGTTCAATTGGTGTAAAAGGAATTACAGTTCGTTGACTGATGACAATGTCGAAGTTATCTTTAACTTCAGAACCAATAGGCTGATAAAGCACACCATCATAGATACCTGGATTGGTTTCATCGGTTGTACAATCATTA